TGGCAGCCTTCCCCAATGGGGACAACGATGACTTGGTGGACTCCTCAAGTCAGGCTTTGATTCGCTTCCGTCAGGGCGGCTTCATCGTTATCGACAGCGATGAAAAAGATTACCCCGTGCAGCCCCGTAGGGTTGCGTACTACTAAGGATCAACATGGCAACCAATATCGACCCGGCAATGGTTCCCCTTCTCCCAGAAGAGATGGGAGATGAACCAATGGTTGAGATTGAAATTGAAGATCCCGAGTCTGTCAAGATCGGGATGGGCGGGTTAGAGATTGAATTGGAGCCTGCGGCTGAAACCGCTGAAGACTTCGATGCCAACCTCGCCGAGTACATGGACGAGGGAGACCTCCAAGGTCTGGCCTCCGATCTGATCGGTCTTGTAGATGCGGACATCAACTCCCGCAAAGACTGGGCAGACATGTACGTCAAGGGACTTGAAGTCCTGGGCATGAAGTACGAAGAACGTGCTGAACCCTGGCTTGGAGCCTGTGGCGTTTACAGCCCCATCCTGACGGAAGCCGCCATCCGCTTCCAATCCGAGATGATCACCGAGACCTTCCCGGCCCAGGGCCCGGTGAAGACCCAGATCATTGGCGAGATCACCAAGAAGAACGAAGAGTCTGCCGAGCGGGTTCGTGATGACATGAACTACCGCCTGACGGATGAGATGATCGAGTACCGCCCGGAGCATGAGCGGCTGCTGTACTCGCTTGGCCTGGCCGGGGCAGCGTTTAAAAAGGTCTACTACGACCCCTCCCTGGGCAGGCAGGTTGCTGCTTACATCCAGGCAGAGGACATGATCATCCCCTACGGCGCTGCCAATGTTTATACGGCAGAGCGCGTCACCCATGTGATGCGTAAGACGGAGAATGATCTAAACAAATTGATGGCTGCGGGCTTCTACCGTCACACCGAACTGGGTGAGCCGGTTAGAGTCTTCACGGACATCGAGAAGAAGAAGGCAGAAGAACAGGGCTACACCCTTACCGACGATGATCGGTATCAGGTGCTTGAGATTCACGTCGATTGGAATCTGAAGGGCTATGAAGATACGGATGATGAGGGCGAAGAAACGGGGATTGGCCTCCCATACGTCATCACCATTGAGCGAGGTACCTCAACGGTTCTATCAATCCGACGGAACTGGGATGAGCGAGACCCCCGAAAACTCAAGCAACAGCACTTCGTTCAGTACACTTATATCCCTGGCTTTGGTGCTTATGGCCTTGGCTTCATTCATATTATTGGTGGCTATGCTCGTGCAGGGACCGCGATTATTCGCCAGTTGGTTGACGCAGGCACACTCAGCAATCTGCCGGGCGGACTCAAAACCAGAGGTCTCCGAGTCAAAGGCGACGACACGCCTATCGCCCCGGGTGAGTTCCGAGATGTAGACATCCCCTCGGGGGCGCTGCGTGAGAACATCATGCCGCTCCCGTACAAGGAGCCAAGCCAAGTCCTGGCTGCGCTTCTTGATCGCATCACTGATGAGGGCAGACGCCTTGCGGCTATCGGCGACTTGAAGTTGTCCGATATGTCTGCCCAGGCTCCCGTGGGCACGACCCTCGCCATCCTTGAGCGTCAACTCAAAACGATGAGCGCGGTTCAGGCGCGTGTACACGCAAGCCTGAAGATGGAATTTAAACTGCTCAAGCAGATCATCCGGGACTACATGCCGCCGGATTACTCCTACATCCCCGTGGGAGGAGATCGCGCCGCCAAGCAGGAGGACTACGATCTTGTTGAGGTAATCCCGGTCTCTGATCCAAACGCCGCCACGATGGCGCAGCGGATCATGCAGTACCAAGCCGCTCTCCAGTTGGCCCAGGGTGCTCCTCAAATCTATGACCTGCCCAACCTGCACCGGCAGATGTTGGAAGTTCTTGGCATCAAGAACGCCGAGAAGTTGGTCCCGGTCGAAGAAGACCAGAAGCCTCGTGATCCCGTGTCGGAGAACATGTCGTTCCTGACCGGCAAGCCGACCAAGGCATTCATCTATCAAGACCATCAGGCCCATATCGCCACTCACATGGCGCTGCTCCAGGACCCGATGGTGGCTCAGATGATCGGGCAGTCTCCGATGGCCCAACAGATGGGTGCAGCCATCATGGCCCACGTTGCAGAGCACATGGCCTTTGCGTACCGTCAACAGGTCGAAGAACAGTTGGGCGTGCCGCTTACTCCGCCCGATGCTGAACTGGATGAGCAAACAGAGGTGCAGATTTCCCGTCTGGTTGCTCAGGCTTCTCAGCAACTGCTCCAGTCCAACATGGGTAAGGCCCAACAGGCCCAGGCCCAACAGCAGGCGCAGAACCCGCAACTCCAGATGGCGCAGGCAGAACTGCAACTGCGGGCTCAGGAACTGCAACGCAAGGAGCAGGACAGCCAGAGAGATTTCCAAATCGCTCAGGAAAAGATTCGCCTTGAGCGGGAGCGGCTTGCAATCGACGCCCAGAAGGAACAGGCTCGTCTGGCAAACCAGAATCGTCAGGCAGATAAGAAACTTCGCGCCGACATGATCAAGACAGTGATGAAACCCCGCCCGAAGCCGGGCATTCCAAAACAGTGAGGTTTAAATGGCAACCACTGCGTTTACCGTGGTTTTGAAAGAGATTGAAGAACATCGGGAATCCATCGCCCGAGCCCTAATCGACGGTACGGCAAAAGACTTTGCCGAGTACCGCGACCTGTGCGGTCAAATCCGAGGTCTATCGACCGCACACATGTTTATCAGCGACCTCGTGCGAAAGATGGAGCAAAACGAAGATGAGTGAAATCCTCCTGAAAACTGGAGAAGACGCCGTGCCAACCACCCTGCCGGAGACGGCAGAGGAAAAGGCCAAGCAACTTCCCGATCCTTCCACCTACCACCTGCTCTGTGCGCTACCAGAGATTGATGCGGAGTATGAGAGCGGGATCGTCAAGTCAGGGCAGACCATGCACTTTGAAGAAGTCATGTCTCCTGTCCTCTTTGTGATGAAGATGGGACCGGACGCTTACGGCGATAAGAGCCGCTTCCCCAGTGGACCCTCGTGTAAACCGGGAGACTTTGTCCTGGTTCGGCCCAACACGGGCACCCGCGTGAAGATTCACGGACGGGAGTTCCGCATCATCAACGATGACAGCGTGGAAGCCGTGGTGCAAGACCCGCGCGGCATCTCGCGTGCTTAAAGGAGGATCACATGCCGCTTGATCAAGAAGCATTCAAGTTCCCGGACGAGAAGGCCGAGGAAAAGAAGCAAGACGAGATTCAATTCGAAGTCGAAGGAGACTCCGAAATTGAGGTGGTGGACGACACGCCGGAAGCAGACCGTGACCGCCCGCCCATGAAAGAACCTCCCGCAGAGGTGACGGATGATGAGTTGGCCCAGTACTCAGACGGGGTTAAGAAGCGCATCCAACACTTTTCTAAGGGTTATCACGAAGAGCGCCGAGCAAAAGAGGCGGCTTACCGCGAACGGGAAGAGGCTGTACGGATTGCCCAACAACTCATAGAGGAGAACAAGAAACTCCAGAGTTCGCAGGGACAAACTCAGCAAGTTCTATTGGAGCAGGCCAAGAAAGTTGTCCAGAATGAACTGGAGCAGGCCAAGCGCAAATACAAGGATGCCTATGAATCAGGTGATTCAGATGCCCTGGTATCTGCCCAAGAAGAACTGACGGCTGCAAAGATTAAAGCGGACCGGGTAAATAATTTCAAACCCGCCCCTGTTCAAGCAGAAAAACCTGTGGTACAACCCGCACCACAACCAGTTCAGCAAGAGCAGGTTCGCGTTGATCCCAAAGCCTCTGCGTGGCAAGAAGCCAATCCGTGGTTTGGACAAGATGACGAGATGACTGCTCTTGCACTGACGGTTCATCGAAAACTTGTGGAAAGTGGGGTAAGTCCAAACAGCGACGAATACTATGACCGCATCAATAACCGGATGCGGCAGGTCTTCCCAGATGCGTTTACCTCTGAGAAGCCGGTAAGGAAATCGTCTGTCGTGGCACCTGCGACCCGAAGCACAGCGCCCAAAAAGATCGTGCTGACCAAGTCCCAAGTAAACATCGCCAAGCGGCTCGGACTGACGAATGAGCAGTACGCCCGTGCGGTTGCGGAAGAAATGAGGAAACAAAATGGCTGAACGTACCCCCCGTGAATTGGAAACCCGAGCAAAGATGGAGCGCCCCAAGCAGTGGATGCTTCCTGAACTGCTGCCGAGCCCCAACCCCGAGGACGGCTACGAGTTCCGTTGGATTCGAATCAGTACCCTGGGTACTGCCGATCCCGGCCATATTTCCGCAAAACTCCGCGAAGGTTGGGAGCCTGTAAAAGCCTCTGAGCATCCCGAAATCCAGATCATGGCAACTGGGGACAAACCCCGGTTCCCAGACAGTATCGAGATCGGCGGACTCTTGCTTTGCAAAACACCCAAAGAGTTTGTTAGCCAACGCAACTCGTACTATCAGCGTCAAACTGATGGGCAGATGCAGACGGTTGACAACGCCTTCATGCGCGAGAACGATCCCCGGATGCCCGTCTTCAAGGAGCGGCGCTCTGAGGTGAAGTTCGGACGCGGTTAAATCATTTTTGGAGTCACAAATGGCATACCCTGTTGTTGACGCTCCCTACGGTTTCAAAGCCATCAACGAGTTGAATGGCCTACCGTAC